ACGATGCATTTTTTCAAATACTTTGAGCCCTTCCGCTTTAGAATATTCTTCCTCTTTGTGGACTCTTTTCTCTTTACAGTTCATACTATACCATCTAATAAAGTTTTGCTCGTACGTATCACTGTTTTCATACTTAAATTCTTCCATAACCTCTCCTATAATAATATAGAATATGCAGTCTTTTAACAATCTATGCTGACCCCACCACTTAGGTTCACTTACTAACAACCTTGACCGTTGCTAGACCGCTTTGATTATTGATACTCGTTTGCAACTTTTCTCAACTCTCTCAACGAAGGCTAACCGCACATTCTATAGTTAATTACTTAACCCTTAAAGCATAGGTTAGAAGTAAAGGAAAGTAAAGTATAAGTTTAGGAAGAAAGGCAAAGGTTAATGCTCTTCGTATTCTCCTTCTATAACCTTGCCTTGAGGTAGGATGCCACCTGTTTCGTAGTAGAGTTGTTGCATACGTTCTAGCACTTCTTCTTTTGACATGCTGTCTACTCTATTAACAGTTAGCTCACTGCGATTTACATAAAGACCTGCTGCTTTACCTCTTGCCACTTCGGCAGTTACGGCAGCAGACCACGCACCATTACGCATAGCCCCATCACGTATCTCTTTGAGATCTACTAAATGGTTACCTAGCGTGAGCTCAGCTTTATCTGCAGCTTTGGTTTGTAATTGATGAATACGATCTTTGACTACTGGGTTTGCGTCACTACTTAACATAGTGCCAGCACGACCTGCGTTTTTCTCACTGTAGCCAGCACTTTTTGCAGCGTCTTTCTTTTTCATACCTTTCGCTACGTTTTGTGCAAACTTTTCTTGCTTAGGGGTTAGTTTCTTACTCAAAATTCTCTCCACACACGTAGTTTATAGTCACCTTCTTCCTCTATTTTACGTGTAATAAATTTCTTTTTATTTCTTCTAGCATAATTAGATAAGGCTACCCTAAGTTTTTGTATATCATCAGAGTCCCAATACTCAACGGTAAAGTTTTCACCTACCTTCATTAGATGTAGATTATATTTATTATTGCGAGGCATAATTTCAGGTATAGGAACACCTTTTTCAAAAGAGGATATTTTCATAATTTAATGTATGCTTGGTACTAAGTTTTTGTCGATAGTTTCTAAAGATCTCCAGATATCAATGTCACAGTCAATTATAGCTGAGCCAAGGTCTGGCAGAAATATACTAATTCTCATGTGTGGTTCACACTCTTCACCGCTTTTATGTTGATGTAATAAAAGTGCACTTGCTACAAAAACTATTGAGTCAAAGTCTTTATAACCCATTGATTCTATTGACTTTTTTAGATCTACTTTAAGTTTATCTATATCAACCTGACGGTTGTATCCATGCTTTTCTGCAAACTTATTAATAAGTTCTATGTCTTGCCAGATAACTTTTCTATAATCTTTATCAAACATTTATCACCTTTTTATTTATTTAAACATATACTTTAGTTTACTTCTAACTTAGAGTAAAGCTAATCATTACCACCACCGTACAACCAAAATACCAGCAAGTAACGGTCACCGTCTTCATCAACTGGTAAGCCACGGTGCATGTGTGTAAAGCTAGGGAAAAATAAAGCATGCCCATTCGGTAACGGTTCTACAGTAGTACGACCATGAAACTCAGTTCCACCACCTTTATAGTTGCCAGTGTTTAACGGTACAACCATACTAATATCTGCAGTCTGGTCATGGTGCCACGCACCTTGCTTTTTATCTTTTACGTTATAGTTCGCAATCTGTATAGTTGAAGCAGAACTACAGTAACGTTGCCATATTGACATAAAGATAGGGTTCATAACATTAAAGACTACGCCAAGCATCGAGTTAAATAATTCTGGTGCTTTTTCGTGAAGTATTATTTCTGGTATCTGTCTAAGTTCATCTTCTTCTGCGTTAGGTTCAAAAGCCAAATGTTGTTTCATATTCTCTATTTCGTCTAACATGGTGTCACAAAACTCTTGCGTAAATAAAGGCACAGAATATATATCATTCCCGTGGTCAGTGACATATTCTTGCAGTAAATTGTTCACATCACCTAACCCTTCACTTTGATGAAACTCCTGTAAACTTTTCATAGAATCTTTAGTTAACTCAAGAGTAGTTTTATCTAGCATCCACTCAGCTTTAATAGTAAGTAAAAAGTTTTTAATCAGGTACGGAGGGGGTTGCATAAGGGCTCCATTTAATTGTTTTTAGCTAGGGTATACCTAAGTATAGGTTATTATTTTCAACGCTGTAAGGGGCTGCATTTAGCCGACTATTTCAGCATAACCAGACTTGATATCATACTTTATATCAGCAAGTTTTATGGTGTCCTTGCTTCTTCTTATTATTTCTTTCACCTTTGTTACTTTGTACAGTTTATGACGTGCATTATTAGTTGGGGACTTAGCTTTTTTGCCTGTAGCTTTGATAATACTTTCATCATTTATTCCTACACTAGCTTTTACTGGCTTAGATTCTTTAACGACAGGTGTATCTTCTTTTACAGGACTGTGTACATAGTGACTAGATAAATCTTTGTCAGCTGGCTTTACAGCATGGGGCTTTACTAGTTGCCATATTTGATGAGACATTTTTTGTCTATTGCCATTAAGTTTAGCATGTTCTTTTAATTTCTTTTTACTGTACATGTTATACAGCATGAAATGTTTTTCTGCGTTTAACCAAGTACGACCGCTAAATCTATCAGGGTCATATAGTAAGGCAGAACCACCTTTTAATTTACCTACATTTTCTACTGTAGTTAACACAACTCTTTTCCAATCAATCCCATCAGTTGTGTTACTGATAAAGGCAATCACTTCAGTTTTATTTAATTGTTTTTCCATGGTAGTAGTTTAATTACGATTAAGATAGTGTAAAGGAACGGTGCCGTAAAACACCGTTCCATACACAGTTATGCAACGTTAGCGTACTCAATAGCTTTAGTCATAGCTTTCTGCTTCAACGAAGCACGACCACCAAACCAAGCATTATGTAAAGACGCGTCACGGTCATGACCCCACTTATGGTCAACTACGAAAGTAACAGCATTCATAGCACCCCACCACGTACCCTTAGATGATTTAAGGTTAGCTCCTGGCTGTTCCTCAATCGCTTGGTGTACCAAAGATGGTATGCGTTTAAACTCATCAACCATAGATTGACGTGTCGCTATCGCTTTGACATTACTCATTTTTTCTATCTCAGCTTGGGCTACGAGTAGCTCAGGTTGAAACAGGTCAGCAATGTAGTTAACAACCGTGTCTTTGCTAAACTGTTTACCACTAAGAAACTCAGCACTCTGCTTAAATTCCTCCATGCGGTTACCAGCTAGACCCAAAGCCTGCTCTGCTGAAGCAAACACTTGATGGTCAAGAGCCTTAACATGAGGCATCTTAAAACCAGCGGTGCGTTTGTCAGACAAAGCCATGGTCAACGTATTATTACAAACTACCCTGATAGGTGTAAACCTAATCTCATTAGACCTACCCCATTTATGAGACACGTTTACTAATAAGTACCCTAGTACACGGTCATCACCTGGAAGCGTAAAGTCTTTACTGACATTAGCTAAGCCCCAAACCTGCTCGCCACCTTTCAGCGACCCAGCAGTTTCCATTTTCATGTGTCCAGCGTCAGTAAACTTTTTGAAAAATTCAAAAGCCTCTGAGTTTTGGCTAGGGACAAACCTTGGACCACATGGACCAAAAGTTTTGTTATCACTATCACGGACTAACACAGAGTAATTTTCTACACCAATGATTTCATCACTAGCGTTTACGTCTGGGTCAGCGTGGGTAAATAAATGCCTTTTACTTACTGTCCAGTCAAGTCCAGCAGCAACCAGCATCTCTTGTGGTGTTAGGTCATCTTCGACCTGTACACCTAGACCATGCCAAGGGGTTTCCCCAGCATAAGCCATCGTTTCTACAGCATCAGCCATAATTTTCTCCTTTCTATAAATGTCTTCGTATAATTACTTAACATAGGTACTACTTTATATAAAAGCGTTAAGGATAAAAGCATAATCTTAAAGATTATAGGCAAGTTCATAACTTAACCAGTTATCAAATGTAAGGACTACTGTAATAGAATTATCTCGTATCCCCATCTCCAGCATAGACCACAAAGGAACACAGACTCTTATTGGTTGGTGGTTATATTTCCAGATCAGAACAGGGATAGTATCTCCGCACGCACCACAGACTTGTTTCCACCATTCTTCTTTATACCAGTTACCAGAAGCATAACGTTTACATTCAAGTGTGTGATTCGGTATATTTAAGTCACCTAAATCTTTTTCTTGATACTGTTCTAAGTTGCGTTTGACTTTATAGTCGTACCCTATTTCGTCAAAGTACCTATTAATAAGGTTAGCTATTTCACGTTCAAAAGAAGCCCCTTTATTTCTTGAATTTATTTTACCCATGTTTTGTTTTTATTAACCTCACACCTTCTGATTCTAACCAGTTTCTCATAGCTTCATTAACTGCTTTAGAACCGTTTTCTTTAAAAGTATCTTTCATCTTTTTATGTACCTTGTTATACGACTCTAGACCTTTGTAGTAGTTACCATCCCCTAGTGTACAGTAACGTATTATTTGCCACACTCGTTGTTTTGATATGTCATACTTGTAGCCTATATCTTCAAGCGTTGTATAACTGTTTGTATAGGTCATATATATATTAAAATATATATCTTTTAACTCAGCTTTCTTCATTGGATACTCTCCTCCTTAAATCACTTGTGCTAAACGAATGTTTTCTACTTGTGTAAAAAATCTCGTGCAGACCTTCACCTGTAAAACTTATGTTTGTATAATCTTCACCCACAAACCTGATATCAATAGGTGTAGACTCTAGTAAATCTATAAGACTTTCTTCAGTGTCGTATGGTATTATCTCGTCTACATACTTAACTGCGTTTAGTTGAACAAACCTTTCGTAAACTGATTGTACAGGTGGATTCTTTTCTTTTCTGTCAATTGATGGATCTGTTTGTAGACCTACAATTAAGTAATCACAATTTTCTTTTGTTTCTTTTAGCATCACTATATGACCAGCATGTAGCAAATCAAAACAACCGCAGGTAAAACCTTTTATCATTTAAAATATTCTCTATAATCTGTAACGTTACCCCAGCTTGGACCAATTTCTGCATCCACTTTATTAGGTACTTTCAGTTCTACACAGTCTCTCATTATTTCTATAACTTTTTCACACTCTTGTTTATTTTCTACAGATATATTAAGTTCATCGTGTACTTGGGTGTGGGCAAGTAAACCCTCCTTATATAGATCAAGCATAGCTTGCTTTGTCATATCTGCAGCTGAACCCTGTATAAGTTTATTCATAGCTTTATAGGTGTACGCTCTTTTTAATCTACCGCCATATTCATCCATGGCTTTATCAAAAGGTAGTGGCATTTCTCTTCTATCGTGAGGCTCGTATAGATTAAACCTACACTTACGACCTAGAATAGTTTTAACGTAACCTCTGTTAGCCCCTTGACGAGCAGCAGAGTCACGCAGTCCACGAACAAAAGGTACTCGTTCATGATACTGATCAAAAAGTATCTCAGCTTCTTCATTACTGATACCCAACTGAGTCGTTAGCTTATCTTTACCCATACCGTAACTTAACCCTAGATTAATAATTTTGGCTTCCTTACGGCTTATGTTAGCCATGTCTGCTACTATCTGATGAAAGTCTGCGTCGTCGTCGTGGTAGTCTAGTGCTGCTTCTTCTGCCCCATCCTGTTGAGTTAGTACAGAATAATGTACGGTAAGTCTAGGCTCTTGTTGAGAGTAGTCAAAGCATCCCCAGTGCCTACCTTCTTCTGGTATAAATAATGATCTTATTAAGTTACCTATCATAGGATCTCTAGCTGGTACTTGTTGAAGGTTTGGGTTACTACAACTAAACCTACCTGTTACTGTACCTCCACTATCTGACCTCAAAGGGTGTAGCTCCCCGTGGATTCTACCGTCAACTAAATGCTCTAGTATCATTTTATCTATAAACGTAGTTCTAGCTTTGTTAAGCTTTCTAGCTTTAGCTATAGCCATAGGTAATTTATGTTCTTGACTCTCTAACCAGTTAGCTACAAAACTAGGGGCTTGTGTTTTAGGGGTTCTTGGGTATTCAAGCCCTGCCCTATCAAACACTTGTGCTAAAGATTGTGCTGCCCATAAATCAGGTGCTATGCCATACCAATTTTTAATCTCTTTGATTACTTTATCTTCATCTTTTTTAAGTTGCTGTTTTACCTGTTGTGCTTTATCTGTATCTATACGCACACCTTTTGATCTCATGTCTATAAGCACAGGTAATAATGCACGCTCTAGATTATAAATCTCAGTTATGTTGTCTTCGCTAATACCTTTCTTTAATATTTGCCAAAGCCTATAGGTAAGGTCAGCGTCTTGCTCAGCATAGACACCTACATATTTAGGGGCTAACTTATACATCTCAGATTTAGGGTCAACTCCGAATATTTGTGCAGCTTCTGTGAGCATAGTTTCATCTTTTACTTCATCAAGGTACATCTTACCTAAACTATTAAGAGAATAACTATATTCATTTTCATTCAGTAACGGAGCAGCCATCATAGTATCGTGTATCTCACCGTTGATTGTATAGCCTTCAGCCATCAACCAACCTACGTCATACTGAGCGTTATGAAATATCTTAGCGTTTGGTGCATCTAACTGTTTCTGTAGCCACCTACGAACCACACCCTTATCTAGATTAGCTCCAGTAGTATGCGCCACAGGAAAATATCCACGCCAACCTTCCGTTGCTACAGCTATGCCTATAATATAACCCCTGTCTTTACAAGCCCATCCTGGACCATGAGACCTGAGCCACGGATCACAGGTTTCTAAATCAATAGCTATTTCTTTTTGATTAGTTAAATCAGGGAAAGAGGTGGGCGGACTCCAATCTGTTTCTGGTACTAAAAATTCCATAACCATTTGTGTCATATTGCTGCCTCTCTGCACATATTCTGTTTTCCAAAGTAACACCATTTACATTTAAATGTAGAAGGGTTAGCTGGAAACTCTTCTGCTGTAGTCATAGCGATAGCTCTTAGGTTTAATCTATCTTGTTTTACTTTAATACTTTCTGGTGTGTATATGTAACGGTCGATCTTACCGTGATCTAAATACCACATCTCTGTAGTTATACTTTCTAATTCAGGGTAACGACTTAGAGCTATAGCCCCATAAAGCTCACACTGTTCTCTATGTACTTCTTGATTACCGTCGTATCTACCTGTTTTAAAGTCTATAACTCTGGCTTCTTTACTGATACCTTCCTCGTATACAAAAGCATCTACTTTTGCTCTACCCCAAGTATCATCTTCAAACCACCCAGTCTTCACCCAGTTTTTATCTATCGCCCAATCACTTTCACAAATAACGTGACCGTGTAGATACAGATCTTTGAGTAATACAAAAGCATCTTCAAAGTCTTGTAACTGAGCTGGCATTTCTTCTAGGCTTCCCCTTATAAAATCTTCGCATAATTTATGGATATCTTTACCCCTATCCATTGCTGGGCTTCCAGGCTCTTTTATCTTTTTAATGAATTTAAATTCCGCCTGTTTAGGGCATTTTTCAAAACAACTTAATCTGCTATATGACCATTGAGGTATCATGTTATCTCCTTATTTATTTAATCTTCTATCTAACCACTCAAAACATGCTTTGCGCCAATCTGTAGCAGCACATGCTTGTATCTCTATTATAGCTTCTTCTGTCTTACCTAACTTATGTAACCAAAAAGCATCTTGCATTGGTACAGCAACCTCTGTGAAAAACCTATCATTAAAGTCTATGTCTTCAAAAGGCACTCTGTCTAAGAAATTAACTAAGTCTATGTCCCATAAATCTGGGCTAACGTTTATCATAGAATATGGTGCAACTTCACCTTTGAGATATGGGTTATTTTTCATGGCTGTTCTTTGTGTATAAAAATCTAAAGCATCTGTGCCAATTAACTTATTTAATAATTTATTAAACACGTCTTCATACGCATGGAAATTATCACTAATCTGATAATACCTGCCTACAGGTCTGCCAATATTAGAAGCCATATATTCATGAAGCATAGACATGTGTACTGCGTTAGCGCCATATGCACCCCAGATAATATCGTTAGATCTATTACTAACCGTCATCTGTAAACAACCTGTAGTATCTTCTTTAAAATATATAGAAGTGTTACAAGGCACATCTTTACCGTCTCTGCCTAAATCATTTTCAGCGTCCCACATCTGTAATACAGAACGTCTATCTTCGCCATCTTTCTTTAGTCTTTCTATAATGACTCTTAGTTGATCGTAGCCAAAATAACTACGCCATCTCCAACCATATGCTCCCCAAAGGCTTTTACCATCATCACTATAATTTTCCATACTTTTAGCAAAGTGTTTTACAAACTCTAAATCATTACGACCGTCAAGCATCCATAGACCTTCCATAAAATGAAAGAATGGGTTAGCGTCTCGTTCAGCCCAAAACAAAACTCTTTCTTTGGGTCTTTCATAAACTGTAGTTACTGGAGTTTTTGCTTGATACACTCTACCATTCCTACTCTCATTCGTGAAATCTTCTATCTGTAATAAATCCATGCCACGCACTAAAGCGTCATGAACGTTTCTTACCTCAATTACCTGCATTCTCTACTCCTTCTTTGTAGGCTTTTTTCCAACCTATGATTACATCTTTACGTGGTAAACCGTTCCACGCAGTTTTAGTTTGTTTCTCTACAATCTTGACACACGTAGGGTGAAGTTCATGAAGCCTTTGAGCTCCCTCATTATGTACGTCAATAGTTCTCCACTCACTACAGCCACCGTCAGCGTTAGAGGACTTTTGTCCTTGAGCGTAGTAGTAGCTGACCTTACACGCTTTACCTCTCCTAAGGAGCTGTAAAGATATATCAAAGTCCTCCATAACCCGAGTCCTACCCCACTCAACATCACTAGGAAATTCTTTTAAGTTATAACCTAATGCTCGCATATACCGTGTGTTTTCTACAGATAATTCTTCTACCCTATTATTACCCTCTCTAGCACTAACCCCTACATGAGCATACCCTTGATCCATCCACTCATCAAGCAAGCCAAACAATGCTGGGTACTCATGAGTTTCTAAATATCTTAAATGCCAGTCAGTTGGACTTTTACGAATATAAAAACGTAAGTCATCATCTAACATAACTATGTGTGGGTCATCTGTATTTTCTACAATGTATTTACGCTTTGGACCAATACCTATACAGTCTTCAGGTACAACCATCTTAGGGGTACTAGCCCAGTGGTCATACTTTTCCTCTTCGTCTGGGTCAACTACTAAAACAACTTCCCCATTACTTTTCATTTCTCCATTAAACCATTTTAAAGTTTCTTGATTAAACGGTCTACCTCTTGTTGGTATATATATTTTCATTTACCTTGCCCCCTATATGCAGATTTACCTCGCATGCGTTTTTTACCTTTATTCATTGTGCTGGTGCCTACATTACCGAAACCGATAGAAGTCTTTTTACCTCTAGCACCAGATTTAAATGTATTTTCTAAATTACTTGTTCCTTTTCTCATAACTACTTTGTACCTGTGCTACCAAAACCACCAATGCTACGCATAGTAATACCGCTAAATTCTAAAACTGGTTGCCACAGCACCTGAACCACAGGCACTATAACTAACTGTGCTATCCTTTGACTTTTTTCTATAAGAATATTATCTTCTCCGTTATTAGTTAACGGAACCATTAACTCACCTTGATAATCTGCATCAATAATTCCTAACGTATTAGTTAAGTGTATCTTTTTAATACCTAAACTAGAACGAGGCACAAGCATACCACAAAGTTCAAAGTCACCTAAATACATAGCTAACCCTGTACGGTATGTGTGCGACTCTCCTGGAGCCAGCTCATAATCTTCCGCTGACCGTAAGTCTAGACCAGCTGAACCTACTGTAGCATACTCGGGTAGTATGTGTGGGTCAGTGTGGTCAAATAAACTTGGGTCTATTAGTTTAATCTCTACTTTCTTCATATTTATCCTCTCTTTTTTCTTCAATTATTGTCATAAAAGATTCAACGAGAATTAAATATCTTCTTAAGTCTCGTATGTCATCTAAAATACCTGTATCAGTTGGGTCTTTAGCTATAGCGTCAAATATATCGTAGCCCTCCTTAAATGTTTGATTTTCTATCCTATCCCATTTACGTGCTAACATCATAAAAGCTCCTACGCCACCACGTTTACGCCAACTATCTCCGTAACTTTCTTCTGCTTTATCTAAAGCACGCACGTCTTCATCGACTAATTCAAACATATGTTTTGAATTTACACCCACATCATTCTCCTTTATATTTATATTTTGCTCTAGGTCTGCCTTCCCCTAGACGTACTCTTTCATATTTATCATATTCACACAGGCAGTGTTCTATTTCTCTCATCTCTAGGTCAGGTAAAAAACTTCCTATGTAGTCGCCTGCCATATCTAATAATTCTTGCATCTCTATAGTTAACTGACGTGGTTTTATAGTTTGCTCAAGTAATCTACCGTGTATTCTATTTAACCCACGTTTTGCTCCTGGACCAGCGTTAGCCCAAGTCATAATATCCTCAGCATTTTCTAAATACTTACTATGACGTAGATCTGTGACTACCTCATAAGCCATAAATCCACTAAACCCAGCATACGGTAAATACTCAGCCCATGTTTTTTCTAAACTATTTTTATAAATAGTGGGTGGGTTTTCATATAGGGGTGTTAATATTTTATCTATGGTTTGCTCTACTTTAGTGCCTCCTAACGTACCAGTCAACATATACGCACCTGTGTAAACTTTTTCTTTCCTATCCATTCTACCTTGCATAATAGCTTTAATACGCTCAGGGTTCCAATGCTCAGGAAAACCTAGTTCCTGTAGAGTATCTGGCCAATTTATTTGACGAGCCATAGCCATAGCAAAAGGCAGATTAGGGTGGTCAGCGTAAGGCTCTTTCCAGTTTTCACGTATCCAAACAGTGACTTTATCTAACTCACGATACACATTACAAAAACTGTACGTCTGTAGTATCTCATCATCAGTCCACGGATGAGGTTCTCCTATAAAGCGTTTTAAATAAATAGCATGCCTTTCATTAATATAGTCATAAAAACCTTCTACATTTGAAACCATTCGGGTACCTCACGTTTAGTCCACTTAGCAAAACCATTCTTTTCACCTATATAGTATTTACGATACGCAGATATAGGGTCATTGGTGACTTTATACTCATCAGGCATGCATTGTGGGTGTTGTTGTAAACCTTTACTTCTTATAAGTGGGGGGCATAATTCATTGACTACGTCAATAGACTTATGACAAGCTGACCTCCCGTAGCGCCAGCAAAACTCCTCATTTAAATATATAGCTAACTCTTTAAGCCAAAGCCAGTTATCTAGGCTTTCCCCAGCCCATAGTGTACAAGGGTGTTTAGCGTGTACAGACTTATACGGAGCACTTTGACCGTTAGTCCAAAGGCTAGTACAAAGCATCTGAGCTGATTCTAATATCATCTTAGATACATGTTTATCGCAGTGCGTTTGAGCGCAAAGCAAAGGAGTTGTATCTAACTTAAAAATATTCATAGGGTATATTTTACTTTACAAGTAAAGGGAAAGTATAGGAATCCTGCTAAAATTTTTATCATAAACCTGTCCTAAATGTTAAGTTTATTCGCTCACCCACGTTTTCCATAGGAGGTATTGCGTGAGTACTGTTCATCTGTGATTCTCCATCAAATATATATACATCCCCATCATTAAGCAGATACGTTTTCTGTAGTGCCCACTTCATCTTTTTATCTATCTCGCTGGTGTTTGTATGGTCTTTTATATAAGTATCGTATTGATTCCATTCCATGCTTCTAGCAGCACCAAAAGAAACCCCAACTACTAAGTCATTTTCTGTTGGTACAGTATCTGAGTGATGAGGAATACCTGTTTCTCCTGTTTTATATAAACCACAAAGACAAAAATTAAATCTAACGATTTTGTTTAGCTCTTTATAGATTAATAATTGAGTAGCCATTTTTAATACACTCATAGAAATAGACCACGGTTCAGGTTTATAAAGTTTACCAGCATACTCAAAAGATTTAGTTCCGTAAGCTTTTGTAGGTCTACCTATAACTTTTTTACCATCAAACTCTCGTATGACAGGCTCATCCCACTCAGTAATCACTGGCTGATAGTCTACTAACGCTTTCTTTATAACTTTCATCATACGAATAAAAACTCCTTGCGTGTTTTACCTTGCACTATGTGCAGATTATTTTTAGTTCTAGTTACCCCTACATAAAATGCTCGGCATTCATTGTCTGGGTTTATATATAATTCTTCCCATGTTTTATTAGCTAAGTCTGTAAGTAGTACAACGTTCTCAGACTCGCCACCTTTAGCAGCATGTATAGTGTTTAGCTTTATTTTAGAGGACATTAATTTTTCACCTCTTCTTAAACAAGATATAACATATTCTCTTTGAGTATTACCAATAGAATCAAAACATTCATGCCACAAACAGTCTGCTAATAAACCGTAATCTTTTTTAAGTTGATCCATATTTAAAGGGATATCATCCCTAACTGTTTTAAGCGTTTTATACCCTCTTTTCACCCCTTTGTCAACCTTCATATAACCGTATATTTTTCTTATCCTACCTGCCTCTATTTGAGCTCCTTTGCGTAAAGCTTCCCAGTCTCTAATAGCTGTAATTAAGTTTTCTGACACAGAAGATTTAGTACCTTTTTGATAAACCCTACCCTGTAGTTTTAAATAATCTTCTATTTGATTTAATAGATAATTGTTTCTAGCTAGGAATAGCCAATCACCATCATCTATATTTACATGTTCAAAACTAGCGTGATGAGTTACTGAGCCCTCCTCTTCTTTAGGCTCCCATACTTTTTCTTTTCTATTACCTATACGTTTGACCACGGATAACGCTACATCATGAACTTTTCTAGGTACACGGTAAGATTGTTTTAAGTATTGAGTTTTACCTTTAAGATCTATAAACTGTTCTACATCTGCACCTGCCCAACGGTATATAGCTTGGTCATCATCTCCTGCTATGTAAACTTCTTCTACACCTTCTGCTAATTTCTTTACACACTCCCACTGTAGTGCAGAAAGGTCTTGAGCTTCATCAACTATTAATACATCTAACATAGGCTTACCGTTTGATTGTAAAAACATTTCTAGCATGTCTGTGTAGTCTACTAGGAAATTACCTTCTTTATAATTAGTGTAGTTGTTTACAAACCAATCAAAATGCATCCAAGAAACATTACTTCCTGCTTGATTCCACTGCTCTTTAAAACCCACACATCTATTGCGTGCCATGTTTTCTATAAACAGCATCGTATCCCCTTTGCTTTTTAATGACATCATGTTTTCACCGTCCCAAGCAGAATTTATACGCTCACCAATAGTTCTGCTAAACTCTCGTAAATTACTACGAGCCATAACATCACTTCTAGTTAGACCAAGCCAGTGATAACACAATGAGTGAAGTGTTCTAAAGTATACAAGTTCTTTTGGGTCAAACTCAAACTTGTCTACAGCCCTCACTAATGCTTCGTTTGCAGCTTTTTTAGTAAAAGCAACATAACCTAGTTTATCTGGTTTTATACCTGCTTCTAAAAACATTTCTACCTTGTTTAATAGATAAGTAGTTTTACCAGTTCCAGGTGGACCAAGTACCACGTTCCACATTATAGTTCACTCTCGTCAAACTTCTGAGGATCTAATAGATCTTCAGCGTCACTATAACTAAACTCATCAATGTACCAAACATTTGTACCTCTACCTTTGATATTCCAGAACTTATGTTTAGCCTTTAAGTCACGCAACTTAGAGGCTATACGATTAGTCTCCATATCTGTAAACCTGTGCTTAGCTAAGTAGTCTTTTAAGTCTTTGATTCTAAAGTAGGTTTTACCGTCCTCAGTCCATGGCTTTCCTAATAATAATTCATCCCTAGTATTAGCTTGAGCCATATCTGTACAGAATGATTCTAACAGTTCCATAAACTGACCTTCTATAGTTACGTCATCACTTACTTCTATAACTTCCATACCGCTATCCATCAACGTCTGTATTAAAGTCTGCCACGCTCTATCATTCATACGAGCAGGCATCATATTTAATATTTCCATACAAGCTCTTTGAAACTTTAATTGATTCTGTAACTGTTCAGTATTAAGTTCTAACCGCATATCATTTATAGATAAGAACCATAAAGGTGGTTTGGTATCAAGTTTAGAAAGACTAGAAAAGGTTGGTGTGTTATTACCGCCACCGACACCGTACTTACAACCACGACACTTAGCCACATTACAATATGATTTGATTGGTTCATCATTACACTTATAGTTATACTCTTTTTTCTTTAATGTGCTTATCAAAGTCAAAACTTCTTGAGCGGGTAGAGGAGGATGCACGTACTTACGATTATATTCCTCTATCTCAAGCTCCCAGTTTTCTGGGCTTGACTTTTTAAGATAAACACCCACGTTAAACAATCCATTATTCCTTGTACCTTCAGGGAAACCTTGCTTTAGTAATACTTGTAAACAAGGGGGACCATCTTTTATATCATTTAATACGGGTACTTCTAATTCAACTAACTCTTCATGAGAGATAAGTCTTTGTTCTATAAAACTTATAAAATTGATTAATGATAAGGCTTGCGCCTTTGGGTCAAACGCATATCGCATTGACTCATCGCCTTCAAAATAAGGCATATTTAACCAACTTCCTATATCACCACGGTCAACTAAAACTTCCCTTTGCTTAGGAAATATTTCAACACCACCGTACCCTAATCCTGCAGCTATTTCTCTTAGCTTATCTTGCATATCTGCAGCGGGGGCTTTTTCTTTTAAGAAACAATACACATGAGCACCACCGCTCTTGCTTCTACAAACTACTAAAGGTAATTTAAATTCTTCTATCTTATTAACTAACTTCTCTAAATTAAGAGAATATATGTCGATATCTATCGCTCCCCATTTTACTAAATTATCTTCATCAATGGGTATAATACCTAAACCTTGCTTGCCTTCTAAATGGTCTTGCCAGTGCTTAATACTAGCACCTACGGTTTTGATAGTCTTTGCTTTTCCTTGAGTCTTTTGTCCTATTATATTATTTTCTACAGTAAAAGTGCCGTGAGCTCTACTAGAGCCGTGAAAGATCTGATTTAATTTTTCTGCTATCTCCAACGGTCACACTCCGATTGAGGTGGGGGGCGAACCCCCACCCAAGTTACCCTATGATTAAAATGGAGCTTCTGATGAATCAGTAGAACCAAAACTATTTTCAAAGCTGATACTACCAGCAAAGCTTTTAGCTGCATCATATAAATGCATTTCTGCTTCTTCTAATACTCCAAGGTTTTCTATGCTCCAACCGAACCATGTACCACGGTCATTGGATTCTGCTACAGTCGTTAGTTTATACTTATGACTGAATGATGGTGGGGTAAATACCCTGCCTTCACTAGATTTTACTTTCAAACTGGCCATCACAGAGTTCCAAGTCCTAGACTTTTTCAACTGCGTACCAGCCATAGGAATCATTACTTGCTGATAAGAGTCACCACTTACCGTCAAAACGTAATGAGTAGCCGACGTTTGTATGTAGTTACCGTTTTCAAGCACGTCTGAACCAGTTTTATCTTTCGTAGTTTTAGAAAGAATTTGAGGGTCAGTGTGTTGTTGAATTAAACCACCACCGTTTTCACGTGGTTGCCATTCTAGAAACATACGTTTATATGTCACAGGGATTACTACACAACCAGTTTCCTCTGTATAGAGTTCACTCGTTACTGTATTAATAATATCACCTGCAGCAGCACCGTCTATATACTTACCGTCTCTTTTATTTACTTCTGGGCTTAACGCTTGAAGTATTTTTAAACGAGGTATAGTAAGATCATCAGCTGTAAGGTTTTCTAAGCCCCCACCTGCGTCTTCCTCAAAAGCCGAAGCAGTGGTAAGAGCTGTTGTTTTCTTCTCCGCTATTTCAGTTTTCTCAGTTACTTTTTCTTCAGTTACTTTTTCATTTTTATCTGTCATTTTTTTACCTTTATTTTTTGACCTACATAAACATTAAAGGTTTCTAAGGGTAGGTCGTTCCCTTTTTCCACCTGCTCTTTGACTACCGCTTTTAGAGTCATAGGCTCTACCCACTTCTTTTGAGTTAGGTCGTGCCCATCCCCTTCAAGGGTAGCCATGAGATTTTTAGCAGCATCATCTTCACCTCTACCGAAGTTAGCTGATACTGTATTTTTGATTATATCCCCTAGACCGTTATTCTCAAGCCAATGAAAGCATGCTTCACGGTTATCGGGGGTAATCCTCGCAGAATAATACGACTGTACTGACATACTCGTACCATCTGCTAGTTTAAATTCACTGACTCCTAACTCTCGTAGTTTATTAGGCAAGGTATCCTCGCTAATTTTACGAAACTCAGTTTTCAGGTTCTTTAAATGTTCTTCTTCTATTTGTATTTTTTCTTCTAGCTCTGCTAGTTGTCTACCTAAGTCACTTATGTTTCCTAAGTCCTCAGCCTTTACATCAGGTTGAGTTTCATTTTCCATTCTATCTATTATGCTCATATTTCTACCTCCACTGGATAATATGTATATTCACGATTGTCCCATTTAAGAAATTTAACACGACCTTGATTATAATCTGCAGCTACAGCAGTACAGATACCTATAACTGCTGGGTCACCTATTAGTAATAGGTGGTCTCTGTCATTAAAATAACGTAACTCTTTTTTGATAGTTGATACAGCAGTTTCTGTATCCCACATAAGGTTAGTTTTTTCTGGTAAGATAAACTTAAAGTCTCCATACTTACTGGCGGAAACTATGTTTTTCTTTTCGTCAGGTTTTTGAGCGACGTAGACTGTAGGTTGATTCATATTCTTGTTTCTTATTTCTTAATACCTAATCGATTTTAACCCTTATAAACTTAAAGGTAAAGGAACAGGTTGACGGTGTGTTAAAAAACTTATAGGCATCACCGCCACTACCTACTACTACCCTATTATTATAGTAGTAATTTAAATTTTATATACGACGTATGCCTTAAAATTATTATATTTGCTAATAAGCTAATACCTCCTATCCTAAAAAGCTTATAAACGCTGAGGATTTGAAAGCTATTGAAAAAGCTATTGAGGGGGTATTGAAAGTATTTAAGCAATAATGGTAAAACGTGTATTTATTTTTTATAAGATATATACCATACTACGGGAAGGCTATATAAGAAACGAGAAACATGACAGAGTTTTTATTTAAAACTAAACCGTACCAACACCAATTAGATGCATTAGAATCTTCTCATGATAGAGAAGAGTTTGCCTTGTTTATGGAGATGGGGTGCGGTAAATCAAAAGTAGCTATAGATAATTTTGTACATCTATACAGACAAGAAAAAATAAACGGTGTATTAATACTAGCACCGAAAGGTGTCTACGATACATGGTACAGTAAAGAGATACCGAACCACGTACCCGATGAGATTAACTATCATTCAGTTAAGTGGTCTAACGCTAACACACAAAAGAATAAAAAGTTACTAGCTACGTTATCAGAAGAACCAGATAGGTTAAATATATTGATAATGAACATAGAGGCATTGAGCACTAAAAAAGGTACTCAGTTTGTTACCGACTTTTTATTTAAAAGAAAAGCTATGTTTATAGTTGACGAAAGTACAACTATAAAAAACCATAAAGCTAAAAGAACTATAAACGCAGTTCGTTTAGGTAAGTATGCATATTACAAAAGAATATTGACAGGAAGTCCTGTAACTAAAAGCCCATTAGATTTATATAGTCAAGCATATTTTTTAGATCCTAGTTTATTAGGGTTCAGTAGTTATTTTTCATTTAGAGCAAGATATGCTAATTTAATAGAAAAATCAGCGAACGGTAGGACGTTCAAACAGGTACTAGGCTACAAGAACTTGACAGAACTGAACGAGGGACTCCTTAAATTTAGCTGTCGAGTACTGAAAAAGGACTGTTTAGACTTACCTGATAAAGTGTACTTGAAAAGAATTATTCAAATGAGTGATGAACAAAAACGGGTTTATAAAGATTTACAGAAGCAAGCTAAAGCTTCTTTAGGCACAGGCACAGTAACTATTACCCATTTGATTACACAAATTATTAGGCTTCATCAAGTCTCTTGTGGTTTTGTAGGACTTGACGGTGGAGGACTCACTGAATTACCTAGTCAAAGATTACCTGAACTTATGGAAATACTGGAAGAGACAGACGGCAAAGTAATTATCTGGGCAAACTATAGACACGATATACAAAAGATACAAGCTGAGTTGACCAAGGTCTACGGAGAACAATCTGTTGGTAGTTATTACGGAGACGTGAACCAAGAACGTAGGGTAGAAGTTATTGATCAATTTCAAAACCCCGATAGCCCATTAAGATTTTTTGTAGGCAATACTCAAACAGGTGGGTACGGGATTACACTTACTGCAGCAAACACAGTTATTTATTACAGTAATAATTACGACTTAGAAAAACGACTACAGTCTGAAGACCGTGCTCATCGGATAGGTCAAACAAATAAAGTTACTTACATAGATATTGTTTGTGAACGTACAGTTGATGAAAAAATTGTTAAAGCTTTACGTCAAAAACAAAACATTGCTCAAACTGTGCTTGGTGAAGAAAAGTGGAAAGACTGGTTAGTATAGTCTTTTTAGTGTTGCTATCCCACCCCTATTCATATCAACCCGAAGCATTCTGTTTGGTGAGTTGTTCTTAAGGGTTAGTGCAGGCATACTTGATGCAAGTGTGTCGTACACAGGTGTAGCAAAATCTAATGGTGTACTGGCAGCTCCCATGGGAACACCTGTTTCTATTGCTTCTTGAAGTGCAACAAGTGCGGGTAAATCTAGAGTAGGTGTAGTCCCTACAGCATTAGTGCCTAGTGTATCTACAATATTTAACGGATCAAATGTAGTTAATTTCGGAGTTTGAGTACCCAGTGTATCTACAATATTTAACGGATCAAATTTGGTTAATTTCGGAGTTTGAGTACCCAGTGTATCTACAATATTTAACGGATCAAATTTGGTTAAATCTAGTAGAGCTTGAGTATCTACGTTTGTTGTGCCCATAGTGTCTGTTAAATCAGGTAGACCGTCTTCTACTTGAAAAAGATCTAAATAACTAGGCACTACATTAGAATAATCTTCACCCAAGCTTGTTATTCCATACTCGTTACCCATGTTTTCAATCATAAGATTGTTCTCTAAATCTTGTAAGTCTTGCGTAGTTTGGTCGTTAAGTTGATAAGTTTGTGAATCATCATATGCCCCTGAAACTAAATCAAAAATTTCTTTTTCTGTTATATTCTCTATAAGTTCATCTATGTTAACACCCATCTCATCATCGGTGTATCCGCTACCAATGTCTTCGTAGTTTTCCTCGTCAACAGCTTCGTCATCAGTTTCATCAGTGTCTGTTAAATCAACTTTTTCAAACTCCCCAACAGGGCTACCATCGTAATAACCACCACTTGTATCGTCCCCACCAATACCTAAATCTTCCCCTGATAAGTCAATAGATAAAGTTTCATCGAGGGGTGTATTTAAAAATGATCTAAAAGTATCAAACTGTGCAGCGTTTAATTTGTCCATATCAGACTGCCCAGTTGACTGGGTTGATTGTGGATTAATTAAAGAAGACAACCCTGCAGTTCTATTGTTATATAGATTAGTTAAAAAATCAGTTGCATTCGGTTTTTGTGCCATATTAATCTCCGTAACCGTATTTTAGTTTTACACCACCACCCCTGTTCATACCTTCGGGGGCTTGAAACCCTGGACCAAACCTGACTGTTTCTTCTGGGGTAACTTCAGTAGTTGCTTCTTCTTCTGCTATGTCTTCTCTATAGTATATTCTACCTAGTTCCCTAACTAAACCTTTTACTACAGGATTTCTTTGCCATTGGTCTTTCATGATAGCATCATACATCATGTCTGGGTTACTCAACAGTTCTATTTGTTTAATGCCTTTTTTACCTGACACAATACTTTTGACAGCTGTCATCACACGACCTGGAGTTGTAAATAAACCTACATAAGCACGAGCTAAGCTATTTAAAGAATTTAACATAAAATTGTCAGCTTCTCGTACACGAGATACTCTAGGATCATCAAAAGCTTTTAGCTTTTTAGCTATGTCTGTAAGCTGACTAGAAAATTTATTACCAAACCAGACTTCTAAATTATCTTTGTTTAAGTTTACATACTCATCTAGCTTACCACCATCAAACACATTTTGATTAAGAGCACCTTTTTTCTGAGTCTTCTGTGCTAAATCTTTAAAGATATAGGACTTATAAGCATTCACTAAATCTTGACTACCGTTATTAGTTAAAGCATCAAACACTTCTTTAGTGGCTGTGATTTTTCCAGGGCTCCAAGTATTATTGAATAAATCTTCTGGCGATTTAAAGTTTTTTGCTACGTCTGATAGATTTGTGTTTTTAGCTATAGCATCTCTTGCCCTAGTTAAACCAAGTTCTCTTTGTTTGAACGTGTTGATAAACTGTTCTGCGTTAGTGAACTCTTGTATTTCATCTTCTGAGAAAAACTTTTTAATAATATTATTATTTTTAGACATGAAAGTTTCATGAGCTCTAGGAGACTTGGGTCTCATTACTCCACCTACAGTATCAACCACTTCATCCATGTATGCGTTACGGAGACCGCCTTTTAATCCTAACAGCCCTGCTGTATTTTCTGGGTCAAATAATATATCATCAACAAATTTAGGTGATTTAAAAGAACCATCTGCTTGAGGAGTTATGTTGTTTCGTAAAAAACTTACAAAACCATTATAAGCAGTTTTATCGCCTTGCTTATATAAATCATTACTTACTGTTTGAAGATTCAATAATCGTTTTATTTGATCATTATTAAAATCTTCCATCTTTTGTCTATACAGACCTTCTGCTTTTATAAACTCGTCATAAGCTTGTTTATTACCAGAGTCTTTTAATGTTTGAGCTCGTATNCTTTCAAGAGTTTTTCTAAACGTTACTAAATCATCTACGTTATTACCCATAGCAACATTTTGCCTAATGATACTTCTTANGTTAGATAAGTCTTGTGTAAATACAGCGTCNGATTTTTTAGTNCCTTTATTAATACTCTCTATAATTCCACTNACTATTTTCTTTTGTTGTGGGTCAGCAAAAGCTTGTTGATTTAATTTATTTTTAAATCTTTTAGTAGGGGCTACTAATTTACTGTAATCATATGGTTTTTGATTAGGACTAAAATTTGCCAATTGTTTAGCGTTTTCATACGCATCGTCTACTAGCTTACCCGCTGAATCTTCTGCTGCAGAAAACGTTGACCTTATTTGAGAACCAGCTACAGACGGATCTATTGATCCATCAGCTATGCCTCTAAATAAATTATCAGCTTCTACACCAAGATCCACGAGCTCTTTTTCAGCTTGTACAAATTTAGGGCTAGTCTCTATAGTTTCTTGTGCTATGTCCCTTATTTCTTGTCCACGCAGAGCTCTCATACCAGCACCAGCTTCTTCTTCTACTAATTCACGAGTGATGTTTTGTGCTTCAAACGGTTGTGGTACAAGTTCTCTACCCATTCGTTCTTGTTCTGCATATTTTTCTCTGAGTGGTTGTGCTTGTTCACTCGCACTATCTGCTTCTTGTCTAAGCCCAGCTTCTAGCCCTTCTGCTGGTGAAGTTATTTCTACACCCTCATCCGCTGCTCTAATCATCACTTGAGGAGCAGTCATAGCAGCAGTATCTTCACCTGCTTCTTTTAGTGTGTCAAATGATTTTAAAAACTCATCTTGTTTTAATAAAGTCTCTGGTACGTTTGCGACACCAGCAGCAAGTTTAACTAGCTTAAATGCAGCTATACCCCCTACACTAAATAAAGCAGTCATACCTGCGTCTTTCATGGCTCTGCCCAATATGTCGTAGTCTGGTGGCAAGTATCCTTGTTCTTTTTGATAATTAAGATTATTTAATCTCCATACAAAAGTTGCTGTACTTTCAGCAAGCACCGCACCAGCTGCTACACCCAGTGGGTTACCGCCAGTTGTTAAACCACCCACAACACCACCAGCTATACCTGCAGCTACTTCTGCAGCGACAGGCTCTACAAAGGCTAAAAAGTCTCCTTTATTGAGCCCTGGAGGATTGATTACGGTAGGCTGGTTATTATTTAAAGGGTCATTAAAAATAAGCTCTTTTGTATTAGGTTCAACCCTTACGTCATAATCATATGTTCTAGGTATGTCATAGTCTTGAGCATAATTTTTCTGTAAAACTTTCTGTACATAGTTTTCATCTACTCGTACATCTGCTGGCAATAATTCTATTTGACGTATAACATCACCTTGAGCTCCACCTGTAAAATCTACACCAGTATACTCAGCACGTGTTTGAGGAGCTACTTTATCCATGTAGTTTTCTACAAAATATGGATCGTCAGCTAATACTCCTTGTTTTGTAGCTTCATCAACTGCTCTTTTTTCTTTCATGTAGTCTACTACTGGAGAAAATTGGCTTCCGCTTACAGTTGGTTCTGGTTTTACATAACCGAACTCAGCTAACTTTTGATCGTCTAGTGCTTTTGCTGCTTGCGTCTGAGCAACTCCAGGTCTGACTATAAGACCAGCTTCATACTCATCTAATATTTTGTCTAAGTCTATTACGTCGTTTTGTGCCATTATTTATTTAATTGACTTTCAATATATTTTTTAATAGTTTGATATTCTGCTGATGATTGACCAAGTTCTTTTCTTAATTGAGCTAAGTATGCATTTTGTTGATTTGAGTCACCAGCCAGTTTATAAGACATATAAATTTCATGAACATTTTGTTTACCCACACCAGAAACTTCGTTACCTCCAGGGAGCACGGTCTCTGCACCACTGTCTATTTGTGGGTCTATATAATTTCTGTTTCTGTAATCGTCTGTAGTACCTTTAAGTTGTTCTTTAAGTTCTGATACTGTATATGGTGCGTCTCTAAAAGGTCTTGAATTACTATCTTCTTGTACTATGTTAGGGAATAGTGAATCAATCATAGAAACATAAGTTCCGTCTGCGTCTGGGTATTTTGCTGCGTACTTTAACTCACCATCTAAAACAGATTCATGTTTCTGCATAACGGATAAAGTTAAATCATCTATTAACGTTAAAAATTCTGATTCAGAAGTAGCATAAGCACCAGCTCTAGTTAAGTATCTATCCATATCTTTATCAGATATGTCACGGCTTTTTTGATTATCTGTAGCAGCACTTTGTAGAGCAAGTGTTAATACTAAACTGTTTACTCTTTTTCTAGATAAACCTGAGCTCAATAAAAATTTACCTAAGTTACTGTTTGCTATTTTTTCGTCAAATTGTTTTGAGTATGTATCAAAAGTTTGAGCGTCTTCTCCTGGATCTCTTTGACCATTACCGTTTTTATCTGTGTATAAACTGTAACCAGCTTTAGGATCAGTGAAGATAGTTTTCATTTGATCTACTTCGTCAATCACTCGTTTACCTAAACCTGTTAAAGCACCAGCAGTACCGAAAGTAAGTGGGGCACCTCTTCTATCTGCTTCGTTATATATGTCTAAGATACTTTGACGTGTTCTAATAACATTGTTTCTGGCTATGTCATTGTCTCGTAACATACCTGTTATTCTTAATTTTTCTTTTCCTTGTTGGGTTTTTGTTAAAAGACCACCGTCACCTTTTACTAATACAGGTTCACCGTTTGGTCCAAACACCACCATGTTTTCGTTTGCATTAATTGGTGTGTATAGTTCTCTACCTCTAGCAGTCATAAGTTCTTGAGCAGAAACAAAAGTAGGTTGACCTGTAGATTTTTCTATAACAGATTTGACGCTTGCTGTTCCTATAGCCATAGGTTTAGCATTTGGGTTTTCTGTTAAAAATGAATCAAGTTCTTCTGATGAAAACATTTTTGATTTACCGTCGACCATGTACATCTTTTTGTTTTTAGTTAAGTTTCCATCTCTTACTATAAAACCTTCTTTCTGAGCATTTTGAGCACCAGCTGCACTTAATATTTTAGTTACTGCAGGAGCATTATTATCTGGTTGACCGTCTAAGTTTTCATCTTTAAAAAGTGTGTATTCTTTTGTGGCTCCATCTTCAGCTCGCCACGGTAATATGGCTTCTCCTGCTCTGCTTCTAAAAGCTACTTCTGAATCAGTTAAATATTCTGGGTTAGGACTTTCCCCTACTTTATACGGTGAGCGGTCAGCAGTAAGTAAAGCTTTTGACAAAGCTCGTTGATCCTTAATATCTGCCATATACATATTCATAGCGAATTGATTTATACCTTGTTGTTTTTGTATATCAATACCTGCAATTTTTTCATCGTAATCTCTTTGACCTTTTTTCTTCGTCAAAGAGTATTGAGAAAGTGCACCAGATAAAGCTGTTGCCCAGCTTTCCCCTTTTTCACCTGATTGTATAAGTGCAGCACCTGCTATTAAAAACGGTAGACCTTCGTCTGGTTTAGATATTAATTCTTTAATATCATCTACATTATAAAAAGATGCTGCTGCGTCTTTGTATATTTGTATTCTATCTTCTGGGTCAACTGTGCTGTTTATGTCAGTCATAGCTGTAAATGTGCCAACAGTATCTTCATCATCAGCACCCCTGCCGATTGCCCCTGCTGTAGATGCCATGATTGCTTTTTTAGTTGGATCATTTTCTGCATCTAAAGCTTCCGCTTCTTCTTCACTTAGATCAACACCCATGTCTTCCATATTTAAAAGAATAGCACCTTCTGTTAAACCAGCACCTGGAGATAAATCAGGTACAACAGTTTTACGAACTAAATCAGTTACAGTTTTTCCACTGTCTACAAAATTTTCAAGGTCTTGGGTAGTGTTAACTTCAGGAAACCCTAAGTCTGTGCCAATGCCTTGTGGTTTTGGTTGAGGCATGAGACTTTGTTTAAATCCAGGAGAGTATGGTTGAAGAACCATGGCTACTTGATCATTAGGAAGACCTGTTAGTTCTGCTATTTGATCCACAGCTAAACCGCTTTCAGCCAATCTTACTATAGTTTGCTCAGGAGATTCTTCAGGAGAAACCATATTTGTGTTTTGATCAGTTACACGTCCACCAAAAGGGTTATTAGGATTACCTGTTATAGTGGTAGTTCCTGGACCAATAAAAGGGCGGAAAGGGTATTTAGGTTCCATTATTATTTAGTTGCTCCATAAAGTGAAGCTAATGCTCCTAAGCCAGACATTAATGGATTACTAGATGTAGATGCAGTTCCTTGTGTTATTTGTGTTCCACCTAAACCTGTAAAACCTGACGCTAAATTACCAAGATTAGATAAAGTGTTAAATGGTTGATTGTATGCTCCTACAAAATTTCCGTATCCTAAATCTAAGCCTCTTTGAGTTTGTCCTTGTTGCATACCACCTATACCTAACATTCTATTTATGTCTGTTCCTAACAGATTATTTCCTGCTATACCTAAATTAGTGTAACCTGTGGCACCTTTTCCATAAGCATCTGCAACACCAGTACCTGAAGTATATAAGTCTCTACCTGCACCACCATAAATATTAGCTAAATTACCGCCTAAAGCACCTATGCCTCCAGCTGTATTACCAAGCAGACCACCTAAATTAGTTCCTAAGCCAGCTATACTTGAACCTAACCCACCACGTACTTGAGCTAATCTACCTAAAAGATTGGCTTGACCTGCTTGTCTTCCTTTTTGTGCTTCAAATGCAGCTTGTGCTCGACGTGAAGCATCTTGATACCCAGCTGATCTAATAGCACCTACTTTTTCTGCTGCTCCTTTTGCTGCTGAATCTGCTAGTTCTTGACCGAGAAGTCTACTCCGTGAACCACCAAAAGCTCCACTACCTACAGCTTCTGCTCTTCTAACTACATCTGATTTACCTAGACCTTCTCGTACATCAGCCAACGTTTGTTCTACAACTTGATCTTCATATGGATTATAAAAACCACTTATTGAGTTAGGATCAAAACCTCCAGTAGAAGCATATCCCATCCCTGCTGCAGCACCTAAATCTTGACCTGCTCCAGTTAAAGCCTCTATACCCATACTAGTAGCATCTCCAGCCATGCCTGGAATTTGACTAAGAAGATTCGTTGCTTGTTCTGTGCTCATAGAACCTGCAGCTACAGCTTTTTCGATCATAGAGCGTGTATCTCCTGCAGCACCTTCAACAGTACCTATGCTCTTGTTCATCATGTCTTCAGCTCTATTGAAGTATGGGGTATATGAACCAACTCCTTCTGAAGTTAAACGGAATGCTTCTTGTTGAGCTGGGGTAAAATCAGCTATACGGTCACCTGTGTATGTAAATGGGTTTGCGCCTTCAACCCCAAAACCCATAAGTTTATTAACTAAATCTTGATTTAATAAAGGCAATATTCCTGGAATATTTGAGCCTTGAACACCAGCAAATAATTCAGCTAATGCTTGTGGGGGAAGATTTTCCGTGTATTGAGTTGATACTGAATCTGCCATTAAGCTCTCCCTATTCCCATGCCTTGTGCTTTGTTTTCGTTTTTGTCCATCATTGCGTAAAGCCTTGATATACCTGCTTCGTGGTCTCCATTACCTAAACCTGAGACTGCTTGTTTAGTCATGACAAATTCTCCATCAGCTAACATTGCATTTACTGTGTCGTCTTCACCTGAACCATTAGGATCTGTTATGTTTCCGCCACCGTATCTCATGTCCATGACACCACCTTGATTAAATCGAGGGAAGACTAATTTATTGTATTCTTCTACACTCATATTTGATTTTAAATATTTTCTCATATCCTCTGTAAAACTTGTGTCGGGTGGTGTATCTGTTTTCATTTGATCAAGTATTTTTTTATTCACGTCTCCACCTTCATTAAACTGTGGGAATAATAATTTACTGTACTCTTCATCATTCATAGTTGACCTTAAAAATTCTTCCATTTCCGAAGACATACTCATGCCACCTTGAGTAATCCCTCCCGTACGAGGTCCACCTGCACCTGGATATTGTGTTGGTAATTGAGCGTTTCTTAATGGTTGTTGTAAAAATCCACCTGCTCCACCAGAAGGGTTAAGTTGTAAAAATTCTGGGTCTTGTCCTTCCATCAAACCTTCTGTAAATGAAGACGGTAAAGAAGCTAAACCTAAACCTGCTACAGCACCTTTACCTAAAAATCCTAAATCTCCATAACCTTTTGCTAATGCGCTTCCTTTACCAAATGTTTCTGCAACTGTAAATGGTTTACCAGTAGCTGGGTTTATAGCTCCACTAAGAAGGTTACGACCGCCAGCACCAATATCTTGGAAAACTCCCCCTACACCACCTGTTCCTGGAGTTGCTGGGTTAAGACTTCTAAGCATTCCTGTTTTATCAAAAGGATTTAAAGACTTAATTCCTCCACCGCCTTTAACTCCAGCACCTTGTGCCACACTTCCTAATACATAACCTGTTGCTGCACCTTTTACAGCACCTTTTAAAGTTCCTGTTTGTACACCGCCACCTATACCGCCACCAATCGCTGCACCTGCTGGTCCACCCACAGCAAACCCAACTACTTGACCAATAACAGTAGCTTTTTTCTTAATAGATTTACCTAACTTTTTAAACCAACCAAACTCTGGTGCGCCAGTTAGAGGGTTAATTGAATTTTCAAAATGACCTACTTGGTATTGATAAGGGTTAAGTTCGTGACGCTCAAATGCATCAAATAATTGTCGTTTTAATACAGGATCATCTGCTAAAGGTCTTGGTAAGACCATTTCTCCAGGAGTAAGGTGACCAATTGTGTTGTCACCGTAACGACCATGTATGGCTAATTCATAACGAGCGTCTGCCAAACCTTCTAAACTTTCTAACCCTGTAGTCTGCATAGTCTTTTCTCTATCTCCTGCTTTGAATTAGTTTAACTAATTTGAACAACATTGTATATATCATAATGAAATGCTTGTTGATCCTGCTATTTTTAATGTTACTTCACCTACAGAAGCGTTAGCTTGAAAACCTTGATTATTAGTTGGTGTGGTTATTGTAATCCAATATTCACCAGTAAACACTTCTAATGAATTATTATTCGTGTTCCATACTAAACTTCCAGGATTAAAGTTTGCTCCATTTTTAGTTACGTCATCTATCTGACGAGTATTATCTGTATCAAATTCACCTAAATTTAGTTCAAGTACTCTAACTAAACGGTTATATGTTTCTGCATTAACCACCTCTTCCATTTCTAAAGGTAGTCTTGTAGGTAACAACTTGCTCATCTTCTTCCGTCTGCCCTTACATCTAGTCTTGTTGCTCCTAACCTCCAACCAGTAGATGTGTTTGCGTCAGTATCATCATCGTCCGATTCTACCCTTACTACTGCTTGTCTTGCTCTTGCTCTTATGTGAGACTGTTGGGTAGTGCTGTCTATAGGTGTAGTACTGTTGGTTGTTAAACTGTCTCCTGGAAAATTACGTGTTTTCAACACTATGTTAACTTTACCCCCTGAAGCATTACTTAAAAATCTAATGTCAGGAATCATTCTATTTATAAAAGCAAACTGTTCTCCATCACCTATGTCAAAATCACTTGACTCTACAAAAACATTTGTCATAGGAGTACCGTCATCATCAAACCCTGTTTCATGTTCGTATAAAAAACCGTTATCTGTTGCTCTAGGATAGGCTTCTACACCTGAGTCTAACCATGCATATCTTCTAAGTTGACCATATGCCCAAGCATTTTCTGCGTAGTTATAAGAAACATATCTATCTATTTCATCAGAACTCCCTGAACAATAAAACCAACCTACTTCATCATATTGCGTATTTGTAAATGCGTGTGTTTTGTATGCTTGACTAGAATTAAAATCATCAAACACATAACTTAAAACACTACACGGAAGTTTTTTAACAGCTCCTGTGTATACATAAAAATTATCATAACCCATCCAGTACACACCACTCGGTCCAGTCACTGCAGCTTTAGGTGCCATTAAACCTGTGTTTTCATTAATAAGGTTTACACCGAAAGTAAACGGTGGTCCAATAAATTGCATACTGTAAAGAGCAGTATCAGTCCAGATTAATATTTCTTGTCTTGATTTAACCGCACCAACTATTTTACTACCAGAAGATAAACGTAATTCTCCTGCAGTATTTGTTGTCCTTGGCTCGAAATCAAGGTCATTTTCTTGATCGCTAAAAGCTATTAACATAGGGTCAATCGCTCCTCCTCGTACAGAACCGTCCATACCGTCTGCGCCTAACACAATTAAATGTCTATCTTTTTCTGAAGTAATAACTTGCAGGCCAAGAGTTGGAACTTGATTAGCTCCAGTAATTCCAGACAAAAGAACTGCTCTTGTGGTCGTTCCGCTTTGTTCTAACCATCTATACACGCCACCACCAACTGGATTCATAATTATGTTTTCACCAAAATTATCGTGTGTCCAAAGTCTAAGTTGATTACTAGAGGATGTAGCACTAGAAGAGCCAAATGTACCTGCGCCCCAAGTATTTGCTCCCCAACCAGTAGATTGTACATAAGTGTCTAGACCTACATTAATTTGATAAGCACCGTCTACACCTGAGCCTCCATTACCTGTGTCACTAGAGTTAGCCGTCACTGTGTTTTCAGAAGTATCTTTTGCAACAAACGTGTAAGTATTAACGGTAGGTGTTGAGACTATTTGATATTCTTGATTTAAAACTGTTGCGGTAATTAAACCACCTAAAGAAACAGCACCTGATATAGTTACAAAATCATTGATTACTGCTCCGTGGTTAGAGTCTGTTGCTGTTATTGTTGAAGAGCCATCAGTTGCTGCAAAAGTAATGCTGTTTGTACTAGTTTTTCTTATAGGGGTAACATCATCAAAATTGGTTCCCTGTTTAATATAATATTTAAAAGTAGTTCCTACTCCTAAGTATTTTGTTCCTTCCACTGAAACCCAAGCATGAAGTGCTCTTGCCTTACCTACATAGGTGGCTAATGTATCTTTTGCCCAACCCCCAATTTTCTGTACTCTGCCATTTTTAAACCGTATTAGATTTGCGTCAAACCACCCTCCCTCATTGTCGTAATCAGTTCCTTCTCTATTAATTCCAGGTCTAAATATAAATTTGCTTAATGCCATAACTACACCTCATACCAATTTTTCCCTTCAAACAAAAGAGCTTCTGCATCTCTTCTTCTTATTAAGCCTTTTAAGACTTTGCCTCCTGCTTTGTTCCATCTTTTAATTTCTCTAGGAACATCAGTGTATCTTCCTTGATTCAAAACTGTTAAAAGCGTAGAGTTTCTAAGATTTGTTGGTCCAAGATTGTACACCCAACAAGTTAACGCATCAAACTGATTTTGTTCTAAAGGCACGTCCACATAACTGTTAATATACCCTTCATACTCTGGCATTTCTTCTGCTAGTAAGTGTTCTGCTTCATCTTTATTTATTTGGTCGCCTTCTTTAACTTCTTTGGTGTGTCCGTATCCTATTGTCCATACTCCAACAGAGTCTTGATAAGCTTTTAACTCACATCCCTCAAATTTTTTTAAAAGAGCTAAACCTTCTTCAGATATATTCATCTTAGTCATCTTTGCTTGGTGTATTAGATGCCCCAAAATAAAAGCTAATAATAGCTGAAGCTAGTCCGCCCAAATACCCAAGAACAAGATTAATTAAAGCTTCTGAGTTTTGCTCTGGAGGTTGGATAGTTACTAAAAAAATATACCCCATAAATCCCCCTACAACAAATATACCTATAATACGAGCGGTCCAGTCTTTACTAAACCTGCCTCTTGCGTCTTGTATGTCGGCTGTTTCTAACTTAAACACATCTACTTCTAGTTCTTTCATTTTGATTTCAAACTCTGTTTCAGCCTTTTTCAATTGAAGCATTTGTTCAGGTGTAGCATTATCTATTGCTTTTTGTATTTCTTTAGGTTCGTTTTTACAACCAAGTACATCTGCAATCATATTTGCAGCCATCCCTCCCATTGGTCCACCTAATGCCTGACCTAGTGTTGGAGCTACTGTACCAACTAAATTTTTAAGTAATGCTTTCATGTTTACCTCGCCATGTGTATATAATTAAAGGGTCTTTTTTCCCCTTCACCTTTATAGGTTCTAGTAAGTTTAACTTAATTCCACAACTTTTTTTAGTATTCTCGCCGATTAATATATCTTCACCAACTTCTTTAGTTGCACTTTCTAATCTTGCTGCAGTGTTTACTGCGTCTCCTATAGCTGTATAATCAAATCGTGATTCACTACCCATGTTCCCTATAACAGCGTAACCAGTGTTTACTCCAACCCCTATAGCTACCTCTATGTCTGCTTCTTTTATATTCTTTTGTATTTCTATCGCTGCAATTACAGCTTTGTTTTCATGGTCTTCTAAATCAAGAGGAGCATTAAAGATAGCCATCATTGCATCCCCAATATATTTATCAACCATTCCTCCATGTTTCTGTACTGCTTGTTGCTGTATAGTCAAAGCTTGGTTCATAATATATGTTACTTCTTCTGGTTCTAGTGTTTCAGACAAGGCAGTAAACCCACGTACATCTGTGAATAAAAAAGTACAGTATCTTTTTTCACCACCGAGTTTTAATAACTCAGGTTGATCCTGTAATCTTTTGACTTGTGCTGGATCAAGATAATGCTCAAATTGTTTTTTAATTTCTTGTCGAAGTTTAAACTGTGTACGGAAATTTAAATAGAAACCTATACTTCCTGTGAGTATTTGAGAAATTAATGTCCAAGTTACGTCAATAAGTATACCTTTACGTATCATATAAAGCCCAGAAAGGACTGTTAGGAGCGATATAAAGGTACTTAGTATAATACCTGAGGTTATGCCCATATTAAGGACTATAAACCATATCAAAGAAACAGTTATCAATAGTGTAATTAGCTCTACAGCTAATGAATAGTCTGGTATTCGTGGACTATTTTCTATCAATATAGATTCGGCAAGTGCTGCCTGTATTTTATGTGGTTCTAATAAACCAACAGGTGTCGCAAGTTGAGGCATAATGCCTTTAGCTGTAAACCCTACAAAAACAAATTTGTTTTCTACATTCATTTCACCTAAATCTGTTTGTGGTGTGTCAACCCAACTCACCCATTTACGACCTAATGAATCAACAGGAACAGAAGGCAAACCTTTTACACGTATTTCTTCTAAACCGTTTTGATTTGTTTTAATTACATAGGTGTCTGCACCAGCTAATATTTTTAATACTTCTGTGCCATATGCTGGAACCCAACCTTCTGGTGTGCGCATTAATAAAGGTAGTCTGCGGACTAAATTATCTATATCAGTTCTAGCTACAGCTAGTCCTTGACTTGCATTTTGTTTTAATATATCTATATTTTCTACAACACCCTGAGAAACTATACCACCTATATCTTCACCTAATATAACTGTGCCTGTTGTGGGTGGGTATGAGTCTGTGTTATTTTCATACATAGCTAGTACACTAGGTGCAAAACTTAATGATTCTGTAAATTCAAAATCTCCGCCAAATCTATCTGGTTGCGGAAAAGCAACAACCCAACCTACACCTATTGCGCCTTTTCTTAATAAGTTGATTTGTATCTGAGCTAAAGTTTGCCGTGATAGTGGATAACCACCCTCCGTAGTTATGTCTTCTTCTGTAATATTTAAAATTGTAAAATAACCTGATGGTTTTTGATCAGTAACTAATGCATCAAAAGTTTTTAACTTTAATACTTCTAATGGTGTAAGCTGTAAAACTAACGGAAGGCTAACTAAAACTAATAGAGCTGGTAATAATAAACGTTTCATTAATTGCCTTGATTTATAGTTATCGTGTTAGAAGAACCACCATTAACTTTAATTATGTTTTCTACACCGTTTTGTGTTAATAGTAATGTATACGAACTTGAACCATCTAAGTCTACCCTAAAAGTATCTCCTACGCTTCTTCTAAGGCTAACCAGTTGTCCTGTAATTATTGTCGTTATTTGACTAACTTTGTCTTGTCCTATTTGTGTTCCTGTTATTTTTATTCCAGTAGCGATTTGATTTAATTGATCATCCTCTTCACCTATAGCTAACGCATCAAGTATATTAAGTAAATCTTCTAAAAAGTTTACATCAAGATAATTTATGTCTAGTTCTGTAAACTCTAGGTCAGCTTCGTTATCTAAAAAGTCTTCTGCTAAAAAGTCTATATCTAAATCGTTAAAATCTAAATAATCTGCTGTTGCTCCTACTTGAGTACCCTCTTGAATATTATCTTTTTCAATCGGAGGATTCACTATTAACATATTATCTATAAACTCTAAACTAATGTCTAACGTTACAGGTTTAGAAGGGGCTTGGTTATACGTCATAGCTGTAGTTGCTTGATACGGTTGATTAAGAACAACTTGACCCATAGCTGTAGCTACAATTATTTCTCCACTAGATTTTCCGTACTCGTCAGGCAATAAAATAACTAAAGAAGAACCAGTTTCTGGTGTAGTTGTGATTGTAAAATCTGTTCCTCTAACAAACACATCAGCACTAGGAGTACTGATTTTTATATTCTTTTTATTATTAAACTTGCCTGTTACAAATCTTGCAGTACCACTAGCAAACCTAAGAGCCATCTCAGATTTTTTAGGGTTAGGATCATATATGTATGTGTCTATAACTAATTTGCTGTGGTCCATAACACGAACAATTGTGTCATCAGCGAAAGTTATAGCAACTCGACCAGTTTCTGTTTTAACATTATCTAGTTGCTGTATAGGAAATGCTAGCTCAGCACCATACGGTTTGTCTCGTACAACTTGAGCGTTGCCTTTTAGCTCACTGATATTTCCTATATCAACAGCTTGTGCCTGTGCCTTGGTCGTTTTGAATGACGCAGACAGTAGAAGTGCTAGTACCAGAACTAAGTATTTTAAGCCAGTCATTATCTAAAGTTGATGATTGTGTAACATTAAATGTTCTATTAGCTCCGTCATGATCTAGGTAAAAGTAATTACCCGCATAACCAGTAGCTGTGTGTGTTAAAGCATTATCTGATCCGTCTATGTTTACATAGTTTGTAGCAGCATCTACATTGATTGAAGATGTAATTGTATTACTAGAACCATTAATAATCCAATCAAGGTCCAAGGTACTTGCTAAAGCAGAAGTGGCTTGATTTAAAGTAAATGTATTACTATTGCCAGTTACATCTACATTTACATTAGAACTATCTGCACCATACGTGTTAGTTTTATCGGTGTTCATATTAAAAGTATTACTGTTGCCATCAAACTCAAAAAACCCTGTGTATGTGTCTGAAACAATATCTCCAAGAAATTTGTTTGTATCACCAATTTGATTTATATCCAGCGTAAGTCCTGTTCCAACTAAATTTAAATCAGTCATAGAACCTGCTGCTGCAAGTGCTCCTCCAATAATATTACCAGAACCTAATTGTTCTAAATCTATATTAGAATTAGATGCTCCTGAACTTTGATCAATGAATATTTCATTGTCTGCTGCATATATAGGTACACAGAACATAAGTATAAATAGATATTTTTTCATTGTATTAACCTCCAATAACCGTTATCTAAACCTTCTTTAATTGTTTCTAACACTGCCGTTTCTATAGCTATTTGTAAAGCTACGCTCATTGGCTCGTTTCTAACAGTTCCTCCTTCTATCTCAATAAGTTCTGTTCCTTGGCTTATAAACCTAAACACATCACTATCTAACGATGCTGATAAAACAGTCTTAGTTACTAAAACTTCTGTGAGAACTCTGCCTGTACTAACAGACACTGTTCTTAAACTAATAGTGATTATATCTTCTCTGTACTGTTTAGAAAAGCCTATTCCTAAATTTCTTGCTCCTGCTCCACCAGAGCTTATGTTAGCTTGATAAGACAATACTCCGCCTGTCATAATCATATCACCAAATTTCAAAGGTAAGAGTTTTTGATCTTCGTCAAATGTTTCTCTCGTTGAACGTATTAATTGTCTTTCTTTTGTAACAGACTCTAAAGATACTCTTTCTACAACTTCAAAAAACCCTGAGTGTTTTAAAGCTCGTATAAGATATGCATGTGGAGCTTGTGTGATTGCTGTAGCAAAAGTTGCATATTTAGCGTTTGATCTACGTTGTCCTGTTTGGTCTTTGAAATCATTAGCGTAAACAGAAATGACTGGTTTCCTAGAAGGTTTTTCTACATCAGCTAATTCTGTGTATAACTTTTCTATTGAAGCTGGTTGTATGTACTTAACTGGCGGTAAATTATTTTCTAGGGGATCAATCATCAAAGCACAACTAGAAAGTAAAACCACCAATAGGAACAATAACTTCTGTTGTATTGCCGTCTTCATCAGTGATTGTAACTCTAACCTCCTCCTCCGTAATCTCATAATCTATTGTGTTTCCATCAAGTTCCATAGATCCACTTTTATTAGTATCTTCTCCAAATAATGCAGACTCTACTTGTCTAGCGATGTTTGCATAAATTCTTGAAGTAAGGTTCCGCATAAATCTTGCTTCTACGGTGTTGTTTTCTTCTCTTTCTATTTCATCTCTAAGAGCTTGTATTTCTTCTTCTATAGCTTGTTTACGATTTGCTTCTTGATTTTCTATAGTTAGATAATGGCTAGATGTTCCTTCCCCATTAAAAGAAGGGCTTTTAAATTGATGTACCATTTCATCACTTTGGAGTTGTTGTACAATCACAACCATCAATACTATTGTTATCCCTAGAATCGAAAAAAGACTGTCGTGCCTGTTCATTAATCTTTACGTTGGTCGTCTCTATCTGCTTTAGCGATTTTATCTATATCTATAAGATTAGGAACTCCTAGTATTGTTTTAATCATAGTGTCTTGTCTAATGATTTCATTATCAAGTGATCTGATCCTATCTATCAATGCTACCAGTATTCCATGTTGAGAGTCTAGCTTGCCTCCTAACCTTTCTTCCATTGCTGTTATCTGCACTGCAAGTTTCTCGTCTAGTACATCTAACTTTGTTTCCATACCGTCAATGATTCTATTGATAAGTTTCCATATAAAGAAACCTAAACCTAGTGCTGCAGCAATTGGGAAACCAACCTCATTGATAAAGGTAACAGCTTGTTCCACTAAAGATACCTAGTTGCTAATAAACAAGTTATGACTACTGGGTACACACCCCACAATAAAGCTTCTAATCTTTTAAATTTACTTGAACCTTCATCAAGACGTTTTTCAATAAAATCAAACCTAAGAGCGCATTCTCTTTCAAATGCTGATGAAGAATTATTTTCATTAGAAATTTTCATTTCTTCTTTTTAGGTCTTCCTCTCTTACCAGATTTTTTAACTTCAACTGTCGTATATGCTTCATTAACGTCAGGAGTAGATTTATCGTCAGCAACAAATTGTCCTTCTTCTGTTCTAGCTCTAACAGTTTTTTCTTCAACACCTCTGACTTTTTGCCAGAACTTTTTTATAGTATCGTGATAAGATTTAGGTAGCCAATTCATTACTTTTCCCCTATCTTCTTAGTGATTGATTCAACTTGGGCTTCTTCTTGTTGAGAAGCCTCTGCCATTTGTTTAATCTGTTCCATAGTTTGTTTTCTAATTGCAGCTATGCCTTCTATTTCAGCACCTTTCCAAGCACCTCTTTCTGTTGCTACGTCTAATATTTGTAGCACGTTTACAAAGTATTGTTGTTCCATATTTTTATCCTAATGTTTTAGTGACGTTTGTTGGTGTTATCTTTTCAGATATTTGAGCATCTAAATTTGTTTTCATAGCTGCAACCGCACCAGATTCTTCTGCATCTAAAGCTGCTTCTACCCAACTTTGTACTTTGGCAGCATCAAGACTTGACCAATTAGTAAATGATGATAAATCAGAAATGTCTAAACCTTGGCTACCATAAATCTCTGCTGTAAGAGGTCTGCCATTTGAATCGTTATTAGAATCATCTGTTGCTTTTAGTCTCCAATGGACATTATGCACAACATTTGATTTACCGCTTTTTGCAGGAAAAACATCACATTTTTTTACATCCCAAGTATAGTTAATTGCCATATTTTTATCCTTCTAGGGTAGTTACCCTTGCTTCTAATTCTTGTAATGCTTTAGTAAGTAATGGTGTTATTTTAGCATAATCCATTCCTTGCATTACATCACCATCTTTTTCACCAAATACAGCATGAGGAACTATGCTTGAAACTTCGTGTGCTAAGAAGCCATCTTCAAGTGTGTTAGTTTCATCTTCTATCCAGTTGTATCTTGCTGGCTTTAATTGTTTTAATCTAGATGTTGCATCCCATGTATAATCTACATTTTCTTTTTGACGATAATCTGACGTAGTAACATAAGAAGTAGCAGTAGTTGTTACTACTCTTCCTCTAGTATTGCCATCTTTACCAAATGTTATTTGGTCAATTTCTGCGGTATCGTCTCTATTTAAAAACATATAACCAGGACCTATTACGTAACAATTTGCATCTGTAGGAGTGTCTCCAGGCTCTTGATTAGTAGTAGTGAAACCTAACTGTCTTCCATTTTTATTAATACGCATTTTTTCGGTAATACCAGAACCTCCGTTAGTCATAAATCGTATGGTTGCTGCTGTGTTTGCACCATCAGTTGTACCTCTAATCAAGATTAAATCATCTGTAGAATTGTTACTCCATCTAATCTGTCCAACTGTTTGGTCTGTATTTGTATCTAATCTTTTAAAAGATATACCCTGACCTCCTCCTGATGATGGAGTAGTAATAGAAATTATTTCAGTTGTTAAATTAGTAGGTGAACTTCCTATTCCTAATTGACCATTAGGGAACAATGCCATTTCCTCAGCAAATCCACTACCGAAAGTATTGTCATCTGCAAAAGCAAACCTAATTCTTGTTGCTGCAGAGTCTGCAAAAATAGTTGGTAAAGGATTACCTGATCTACCACTATACAACCCAAGGAATTGAGTAGCGTCTGAATTACCTACACTTATAAAAGCTTCTGTGTCTGCACCACCAGAATTTCTTACATCTAGTGTTGCACTCGGAGTTGCGACTCCCATGCCTATTTTGTTGTTATTAGCATCAACAAACAACATATTAGGATCGTCATCAGATTCAACTCTGAAGTCTAAGTCTTTACTGTCATCATTAAATACAACTTCTGATGTATCAAGTTTCATTCTTGAAGTACCTGAACCAGCAACCATAGTATTGAAATTTACCATACCATCCTCTGTTCCATCAGAGGCATCTCTTATATATGCTTCTATTTCAGCATATTTAACATCTTGAGAATTGTCATTACGACCATTAAAAGCAATATTTGCAACTTCATCATTATCGGCTGGCGAGCCTGAATTTCTATATAAATTTAAATTAGGTCCTGAACTTGCATCAGCATCAGTAGATGTAAGAGTTAAATTGTCTGAGTTATCAGCAACAGTAATTGTTGCTCCAGCAGAAGAAGTTATAGCACCATCTACTTGTAA